TCGGGCAGGGATTCAAGAGCGCGGCGGATGATTGCCACTTTCTCAAAGCACTCAAAGCTTTCATGTAAGCAATCATCGCTGAGGCTGTCTAGAACACCAAGCGCCTGCTGTTTCAAGCTCGGCGGCTTGGGGCTACGGCGAGCATCTCGCAGTCTGTCTCCGTAGCTGTAGTCGTCGTAGTTGAACTGGCTAACCCACTCACAGCACGCATCCAACTCCATAGCAGCACCCCAGCGGGCAATGTCAGAGAACACATCAATGTCCTCACAGTATTCAAGCATCGCTACCCATTTATCAACCAACTCTTGTGATGGAGTAATCGGGTGTTCTTGAGTCATTGTTGAACCTCGTAGTGTGTAGATCTAATTAGAAGGGGTCTTACAAACGGAAGGCTGCTTACACGGTGCCTCTAAAAGGGAGAACGCACCCCTGTGGAACCACACCGCGTCCTCGTTGGGAACCTGTAGCTTCACGCGCTTAGGATTGACGCCCACCAGTTAGCCCGACCAGTGGCATCCCCTACGCAGGCAGCAAGCCGAACAACCATGAGAATTGCTCCGCTATGCCCCATCATCACTGCTCGTGATAATGCCTTGAAGCGTCTAGCTGCCAGCAATATTCCAAGTAGGCAACTTGCCACTCAGCTTCACTGTCTAGCATGTACTGCTGCATCGGTGTAAGCGTGATGCAGTCTTCTTCAGGAAGACGATCAAACAAGGCAAGGAAACGCAGCACAAGGCGCCAGATTACTTTGCCCAGTCGTTTCATGAGAAGCCTTCTTCTAGGTCAACGGTAATACCGCATTCATCCCAAAGGCGAGCAGCGTACAACTTGCGTAACTCACGCACCTCACTGGCTTTTGCCCAGTTGCTATGACGCATGAAGTAGTGTTCACGCTTGGTTTCCCATGTGTAGCCAACAAAAATCAGCTCACCGGGAACTGATTTAACGGCACTGCGAAAGTTCAACGGCATCGTTCTGTTGTGTGCAGTAAACAACGGTTGAGATGGTCAGTTGGTGTAGACAGGTTGATAGCGTCTACGTCTGGGCGTTTTGATAGCAGCCAGAACAGTAGGCGTGTCTGCCAAGTCAGGTTGTAAGGATTCACCGCTGAACCTCCTGTGTGCCGCTATGTGTGCTGCCGTGGTGGCCGCTAGCTTCGATGCCGATCATGGCAAAGGCTGTAGCAGCAAACAGGAAACAGATGAAATTGTTGACGACGTTAATGGTTTTGTTTTGTTTGCGCTGCTTGCGTACACGCGGTTGACGGCGCACAGCAACAGGTGCAGGGTTAGCAGAGAATGACTGGCTAGCCGTAGGCGACAGCTTAGTGAAATGCGGCAGGGTAGGGCGGGTCATTAGTTAGAAGCTCCTGAGCGTAGTTGGGTGTGCAGTTTGGTTGTAGGACCGTAAATGTCGATCAGTTCAGGGAATGCGACAAGGATGCGGCTTTTATTTTGCGGATCAGCACGCATCCCTGCTTGGGCTAACGCTTGCATGAAACCACCACCATGTTGGTAGGCGGTGGCGAATGTCCAGTAGGTGTCAGATTCGGTCATGGCGCAATGGGTAGGTGTTGCCGGATTGGGTGCGGTTCCGGCGGACCGCGCTGTAATCAGCGTGCCAAGCAGTCCTTGGCATTCCACTCGGTAACCCAACCACCCTCTTCGCCCACATAAGGCTGAGCAACGGTAGGGAGTTGGCGCAGCCAAACCATGCCGGGTTGGGGAGCGCGATGACCCTCAATCACCTCAGCGCGAAAGGAGCCTTCCACAAAAAGGGGAGAGGCGTTTTCAGCCCAGACCTTTTGGCCGACGATCAGCTCGTTGCCTGCCATGTCCAGCATCTGAATTGCAGCCTCTGGGCTGCCGAGTGGAGGACCGTTTGCCTCCGGTCCCCTTAGTATGGGTCAAAACCCACCGAAAAGCAACCTAGAACCAGCGCAAGCGGGACAGTTTTAATATTGGTTCAAGTTGCGCCGTGCTTTAGCCCAGGAAACTGACCGCCCTTGCTACGTCCGCTGCTGCCAGCACGCTTGCGACCCTGCCGCTCGTAACGCCGATCAGAATCCTCATGCGCCAGCCGTACTGCCTCGTGATAACCCGGCGGCGCTAGATCAGGGCGACGCTCAAAAATGGCGTTCCAATCCAGATCGCTCAAAACGGCAGCTCCGTCATCTTGAACGCATCCCATGCATCTACCCATGCCATCAGGCATTCGTCCGGCTCACTCTTGATCAGCCGATGCCTGCCAGGACCGATCACCACGGTGTAGCAAGCATCGACGGTCAGCCTTGGGTGGTGGTCGATCAGCATCGCCAGATACCCACCAAGCTGCGGGGTAGCAGCCTTGCGCTGGCTGACGCCGCTATCGCTGCCAACCGTCTTCAAGTCACCTAGCACCACCTTGTTATTAGGTGTGCGCAGCAGGAAATCAAAGCTGCCGCCGATACCCTTCCTTGCGTCGCACAGCCTGTATTCCACCGCCAACGGCTCTGAATCGCGCAGCAGCCAACAGTCCTGCACCGCTTCTGTCCAGTCGCCGTATTCCGTTTCCGGTAGCTCCTGTCCTAGCAGCATTGCCTCGCAGAAGGCATGGACAGCGTTACCGCGTGGTGCCCAGATGTGTTTCGTGCGCTCAAACTGCGCTTCCTGTTCTGGCGTCGTGCGGTTGGTCACTTTGGAAACGCTGAACGGCAGCCACCGGCCTTGGTAGCGATAGCGGTGCAGATCAGGGTGAAATTCAAGATCCTGGACGGGCGGCAGCACGTTGCGTAATGGTCAGTTTCGGTGTACCCTACACCGCGTCCGCACACAGCGCAACCCCTTATGGCTATCGGCAAAGCAACCAACGTTGCCATCGACGACACCATCCTTGACCGCATCAAAGCTGTCATGCCCTCTTATCACTCGCAAAAGGCATTCATCAATCAACTGCTAGATGAGGCAGTCACCCTGCGGGAGGAGCTGACAACCCGAATCAAAAAATCTGTGGCAGAATAAAAAACCCCGGCTGCAGCAACAGCCAGGGTTAAGACCAAAAGCACACAGCCATCCTACATGACAACCGAACAATACGGAAGAGGAACAAAGCCTTTCTCACTAATCCCCAACGAGATCCTTGATACCGCACCTGACTATCACGTCATCATGGTTTGGTGTGCCATTTGGAGACACGGCAACGGTAGTGATGATGGCTGCTGGGCATCAGTAGAACGCCTAGCAAAAGTCGCCCGCATTGGTAAGCACCGCACCAGAGATGCAATCCGTTGGTTAAAAGAAAACCGATGGCTTATTGCCGAGGAAAGACCAGGCTACACAACGCGATATCGCTCATCGCTTGAAGGTGGCAACGGCAAAAAGACCGATGTTTTACCTCTAGCTGGAGCGTCCGCCGGACCCCTTCCAACACCAGGAACCCCTTCCAACCCCTGTAAGGGGTACCCCTTCCAACACCAGGAAGACGAACAAGATCCCCTTGAACAAGATCCCAACAGCCTCTTGCTTTCCGGTATTTCTGACGAAATACCTACAAGCGCTGCTGCAAACGAGTTTTGCAGCGTTGTTGAAGCCACTTTTCAGCTTGAGCCACCCAGCAGCCAAAACAATCAAAAACGCAAGCCGCGTGCCAAGGGCGACGAGGACTTTGAAAAGTTTTGGCGCACCTACCTCGCCAACGCTCACCGCACCGTCAGTCAGTCCAAGCCCAAGGCGCTAGCGCAGTGGCAGAAAACGATCCGCACCCAATCGCCGACCATCCTGCTGGAAGCATTGGAAACTGAGATCGCGCACCAGCAGGCTGCCGCTACCGCAGGCACCTTCGTCGCCAACCTGCCCGATTGCTTCCGCTGGTTACGCGACGAGCGTTACGCCACCGTCCATGACCGCCCGGTCAACCCAGACATGATCAATCACGACACCTACGTCTTCTGATGTCGCTCAAACTCTTCGACTACGACAACCGCACCAAGTACGTCCACCAGGTCTTTGACAACAAAGAACGCATCAGCCCTAAAACCCAGTACCGTCTCGCAGGCTCCCAGCACTTTGCTGAAACCGAGCTAGGCGATCCACGCTTCCACTACAGCCCGGTCAGCAGCGAGAACGCCATCGGCATGTACGACAGCGAGGGCTACTACTGCACGTTCTGCCCACCAGTTCAAACGCCTGGCGTCAAAAATCCCATCGGGCGCTTTGTGCGTCACCCGTGGGCACACGAGGAGCGCCAGCGGCAGGAGGCATTCTCCTGATGGCGATCAAACGCCTAGAACGCCTGTCTACCGAGCACGGTGCCCGTGACCTGATGCAACGTCTGATTGCTGCAGGGCGCTGCACGCTGGAGCAGCTAGACAAGCCACCGCCAGGTCACATTAACCCGAGCAGCTACCGCAACCTGCTCCGCGACCCAGAGCACTACGCCAGCCCGCACGTTCAGGTCACCGACCCGCGAGACTTCCAGCCTGAACCAACTGAAAATCCGCTTCCCTACTGACATGCCTTTTACAACTATCGCCCGTGACCCTGGTCCGCATTGGACGAACGGACACAGCCAAGAAGAAGATCGCGGATACCGACGTGGCTTTGATCAGGGTGTTGCAGCCTTGGCTTATGCGCTTGGCATAGACAGCCAATGCCTACAGGAGACCGCGTTTAAAAAACGCGTTGCTGATTTTCGTAACTACCGCCTAAGAGAAGTCCCATGGCAAGCAAATCCACAGGAAGTCCTCGAACTGCTGAAACTGATCAAGCGATGAAGCGCACCGCTGTCAAAGTCGGGCTAACGCCTGCTGAAAACGAGCACATCACCCGCCAAGCTCAAGCCCTTGGGATGGATCGCTCCACACTGATGCGTCTACGCGCCCTAGGAGACCCCGCAGTAGGCGCTGGGGGCTCTGTGGCGCCCTTGACACTCAACGCCTATCACCGCGCCGTACAGGCTGCTCTGACCGCCTCTCGTGGCTGTGCACCGCGTCCGATCATCGAAGCCATCGCTGCCGCCGTCCTCAATACCGTCTACAAACCCACCACCCATGCCCAAACGCAAACGCCTCAAAGCCAGCCCTCAGGAAATGCTCAAACTGCTGGATGACTACTACCTAGCCCTCTACCGCCAGCACCATGACCCCCAGAGACCGCCTGAATTCCCTGATCGAATCTGCCGCTACATCCGTCCAACCGACCTTGGAAAACTTGTCTGATGGCAGCGTCCGTGTCTGCATCGGTCAAACCTGCGGCACTGTTTCCTCTCACCACCTAGTCGAACCAAAAATCAATCAGCTACGCCTACTTAACAACTCCTCTAGTTCTTGATACAATCCCATCACGCATCACCATACGCTCTGCGTGACTTCAATCAATAACCTAAAATCTGACCATAAAAACGCTCGTAAGCGTACTGACCGTTCAGCTACCCTCATCGCTGAATCACTCAAACGTTACGGCGCTGCACGCTCTATCGTCATCGACGAAAACGGTAGAATCCTTGCCGGTAACGGCACCGTCGAAGGCGCTAAAAAAGCTGGCATTGACAAAGTACGCATCATTGAAGCCGAAGGTGATGAACTCATCGCTGTACGTCGTACCGGCTTAACCGAAGACGAAAAGGTAGGTTTAGCTATCGCTGATAACCGTTCAAGCGATCTCAGCGAATGGGATAATGAGATGCTGCGTCAGCTCAGCGAAGAACACGATCTATCCCCTTGGTTTGAAGACGACGAACTCCTAGCTGAAGTCCTAGAAACCGTCAAAGGCAACACAGACCCAGACGACGTTCCAGAACCACCAGCAGAACCCATTACAAAGCCTGGTGACCTCTGGATTCTTGGCAACCATCGCCTGCTCTGCGGTGACAGCACCAATCCGCAGCACGTCGAACGGTTGACAGAGGGCGTTCGCCCCGGCGCTGTCGTAACTGACCCCCCATACGGCATCAACGCCAATAAGCAAACCCTCGGGGCTGGCAAAAAACAGTTCCATCGTGGTGATAACTGGGACGCAGAACGCCCTGATATCGCTTGGCTGCAAGTGTTTGCCGATCAAGTCATCATCTGGGGTGGTAACTATTTCGCTGACACGCTGCCCCCAACCAATGACTGGCTTTGTTGGCACAAAAAAAATGATGGACGTTCGTTCAGCGAGTTTGAGCTGGCTTGGACAAACCTAGGCAAAAACTGCCGCATCTTCTCCCATCATTGGGGCGGCGAGGAAAAGCAACACCCAACGCAAAAGCCGTGTGCTGTCATTGAATGGTGCCTTCGGCTCACTGATGGGTCAGTCTTTGACCCATTCTCCGGTTCAGGCACCACATTCATTGCAGCCGAAAAAGCTGGACGCCCCTGTTACGGCATGGAACTCGACCCCGCCTACTGCGACGTCATCGTCAAACGCTGGGAAGACTTCACCGGTAACACCGCCGTCTGTATACCATCTAATCAGCACTTCACGGAGCAACAGGAGGCAGCCTGATGTCTGCCAAAGGCACCACTAAAGCTGAAACCGAACTTCGCGCTCAACGGTTCGCTCGCATCATCGCTAACGGTGGTCGGCGTTCCGACTGCTTGAGGTACGCGGAAGAAAACTGGGGGGTAAAAGCTGGCGCGTGTGACCGTTACCTGTCCATGGCGCGGGACATGCTCAAGGCTGACTGGGACATCGAACGCCCGCAGATGATCGCTGATCTGCTATCCCAGTGCTCCACCCTCCAGATGGAAGCACGTCGCGCCGGGCAATATCACATCGCCCTTGGTGCCATCAATACCGCTGCCAAACTGGCGCAGCTTTGCTCGTGAGCATCCTTGCCGCTGCACCAACCGGCAGCGTCCTGCAGCAGCTAAACCGTGGCACTGGTGATATCGACGTATCCGGTGTAATCACTCGCATCCGTGATGATCTTCACCCTGGGCAGCTTGCCTTTGTAGACGACACCGCAACGCAGATCATCGGCATCAGCGCAGGGTACGGAGCAGGTAAAACCCGTGCCTTATGCGCTAAAGCCGTAATGCTCGCAGCCGCCAATCAAGGCTTCATCGGTGCGGTCATGGAACCGACTGGACCGCTAATCCGTGACATCTGGCAAAACGACTTCGAGCAATTCCTAGAGGCTTACGACATCCCCTACACGTTCAGGGCATCACCGCTGCCTGAATACATGCTCCACCTACCAGGCGGTGATACCAAGATCCTGTGCCGTAGCTTCGAGAACTGGTCACGCATCATCGGCTTGAACCTCGCATGGGTACTTGCCGATGAGATCGACACCGTAACGCCAAGCATTGCCAACAAAGCGTTTCCCAAGATCCTTGGTCGTTTGCGCTCCGGCAACGTCCGTCAATTTGGCGCAGCATCCACACCAGAAGGCTTCCGCTGGATGTGGACCACATTCGGCAGCGAGCAGGCTAAAGATCGTCAAGACCGCAAGCTAATCAAAATGCGGTCCTCAGATAATCCGCACCTGCCGCCAGACTTTATCGAGCGCCTAGAAGCAAACTACGATCCAAGTTTGCTCAAAAGCTATTTAGAGGGAGAATTCTGCAATCTGACAACAGGCTGCGTTTATGACAGATTTGATCGCAGCAAGCATGTATTTAGTGAGCTGCCGGACATCAGCAGTGAACCGCTTAGAGTCGGCATCGACTTCAACGTTGGCAATACCAACGCAGTAATCGGCATTCGTATTGGTGATCGTGCTGTCGTTATTGACGAAGTAGTTGGCGCACAAGATACAGATGCTTTGGCTCAAGAAATCAGGCGTCGTTATCCCGATCACAAGATCTACGGTTATCCAGACGCCAGTGGTGGCAACAGATCCACCAATGCCACTAGAACTGATATTCAGATCTTGGAAAGCTACGGCATCAGCAATCAGTCACCGCAAGCCAACCCACCAATCAAGGATCGTGTCAACAACGTTCAGGCACTGCTTGAAAACGGCAAAGGACAAAACAGATTGCAGATCTGGCATGGCTGCAAAAAACTGATCGAATGCTTGGAGCTTCAATGTTGGGACGAAAAAACCCAACTACCAGACAAGGCAAGCGGTTTTGATCACGTCAACGATTGCCTTGGCTACTGGCTGCATCGTGACTTCTCAATGCTGCACAAGAATGCAGGACGCAGCACGGGAGTAAGGATTTACTGAGCTATTGTGGTGGTGCAGCGGGCGGCAACCCCTGCACCCGGCTACCTGAGCTACCAGGCAACATGGACATCATTACACGCAAAGACGCCCTTGCGCAGGGGCTCACGCATTATTTCACCGGCAAGCCTTGTAAGCGTGGGCATCTGTCTACAAGATATGCAAAAACGGGAAATTGCGTTAAATGCACGCTTAGTATTTTTAATAAGCGTCCACGCAAATTGACGGCAGAGCAGCAGGAAAAATACAGGCAAAAGGGTAGAGAGTATATGCGCCAAAAACGGATGCGAATGACCGAGCAGGAGCGAAAAGAAGAAGCGCAAAAGAGATTGCCATATATCCTGCAGTATGTCAACGCAAGACGTGATACTGACCCTAGTTTCAAATTGCGTATGAATTTGCGCCACAGGATTTGGAGCGCATTGCAAGCAAACGAAGCAAGTAAATCTGGCGGCATTCAGCAGTTGGTTGGTTGCTCGGCTGCTGATCTGATGAAGCATTTGGAAGCACAGTTCACAGATGGAATGAGCTGGGAAAATTACGGCAAGTATGGCTGGCATGTTGACCACATTCGTCCGTGTGCCAGCTTTGATCTGACTGACCCAGAACAGCAGCGTCAGTGCTTCCATTACACCAACCTGCAACCGCTATGGGCAACAGACAACATCAAGAAGGGTGCCAAGTGGCAGGATGCAGCCTAAAAGGCTATACTCAGCAGCGTCCCGGTTTTACCCTACTAATGCTCACCGGCTCCGAACTCATCGCCAAAGTCAAAGAATGCGGCGACATGAACAAGTCTGATCTCGTCCGCGAGTGTGGCTACGTCAAAGGCGACAAGCTCTGCTTCACCCAGTTCTACGAAGCACTGCTAGAAGCCAAGGGCTTTGAACTGAAGCCCGCTGCTAAGCGTGGTCGCAGCCTGACCTACAAAACCAAGGTGCAGTTCAACGGCAAACTGTCCATCGGTGAAGGTTACGTTCAGGAAATGGGCTTTAAGCCTGGCGATGAGTTTGAGATCAAAGTACGCGGCAAGTCTGTTACCCTCTCCGCCGCTACCAGTGAACAACCTGTAGCAGCCTAAACTGATCCATAGCCTGCGCGATAAAACTGGTGTACTCCGGCTTCGCTCATTACGACCGCCAACTGACCAGTCGCGTCGCACAGGTCAATGATCCGAACGCTGCTTGGCGTAATCAAGAACCGCACTGGATCTTGATTGAAGACCTGATTGGCGGCACCTACGAAATGCGGCGCCGCCATCGCCGTTACCTTCCACAAGAACCACGCGAGCTAGACGAAAGCTACGACAACAGGCTTGCTCGCTCTGTTCTTGCACCGTATTACGTCCGGCTAGAGCGGATGCTCGCTGGCATGTTGACGCGCAAGCCGGTCAGGTTAAACGATGTATCTGATCTCGTCCGTGAACAGCTATTTGACGTAGACCTGCTTGGCAACGACCTCAACGTTTGGACCTATGAAACCGCACGCAAGATGGTGCGTTACGGGCATGTTGGTGTGCTTGTGGATGCACCTGCTGCTGGTGAAAACGGAAGACCGTATTGGGTCAGCTATACGCCGCGTGACATCTTAGGTTGGCGTACTGAGCTAAAAGACGGGCAGCAGCAGCTCAGTCAGCTTCGCCTGATGGAGCGGGTTGTAGTGCCCGATGGGCTCTATGGCGAAAAGGAAGTTGAACAGGTGCGTGTTCTGACGCCCGGTGGTTTTGAACTGCACCGCCGCGATGAAAAGACCAGCGGCTTTGAGATCTTTGACAGTGGCACAACAACGCTAGATCAAATTCCCTTCAGCGTTGCCTACGCTAACCGCGTCAACTTCATGGAATCACGCCCGCCGATGGAAGACATCGCGGAGCTAAACCTCAAGGCGTACCAGATCCAATCTGATCTAGACAATCAGCTTCACATCAGCGCCGTGCCGATGCTGGCGTTCTTCGGCTTCCCATCTAGCGCCGAGGAAGTATCTGCCGGTCCTGGTGAAGCGATTGCATTCCCATCAGAAGGGCGTGCAGAGTACATCGAACCCAGCGGTAACAGCTTTGAAGCGCAGTTCAAGCGCCTAGAGCAGATCGCCTATCAGATCAACGAGCTTGGTCTGTCTGCTGTGCTTGGTCAAAAGCTATCGGCTGAAACTGCCGAGGCTAAGCGCATTGACCGCAGCCAAGGCGATAGCACCATGATGGTGATCGCTCAAAACATGCAGGATCTGATCGACAACTGCCTGGTCTATCACGCACAGTACCTGAACATCCCAGAGGCTGGTAGTAGCTTCGTCAACCGCGATTTCCTAGGCTCACGTCTTGAACCGCAGGAGATCCAATCACTGCTGCAGCTTTATACCGCAGGCACCATTACGCAGAAAACGCTGCTCGATCAACTCAGCGAAGGTGAAATCCTTGGTGATGACTTCGACGTAGAAGAGGAGCTAGAAGCTACGCAAAACGGCGGGCTAATTGAGATGGCGCAACCTGAACCACGGGCTATGCAACAAATGCCTGAGCAGCCTGTAACAGTCGAAACAGCTCCACAAATCCCGGCATGATGTAACCATGCTGATGTGGCTGATGATGGGCGCTTTCAAGAAACCACGGAAGCAACAGTTGTCTTGCGTGCAGGGCACGTTACCGCCTGATCTATTTGCCGTCGTCAGAGTGTCATGGTTCAAAAATGGCAAGGTGTACGCCGTAGAAGAAATGAACATTGAAGACGCTGGTGAGGATACCGGCGAATCGCTTTTGATGCTGTTCAAAGAAGCATTAAAGCAAGGCGCGGATGTTTACTCAATTACAACATGCCATCCTTCTGATATTGGGATAGATCCGTGAGCACACCAGCTAGCCTCTACCGCAATGCCATTGATCTAAACCGCTACAGCAATAGCGTTGCGCGGCGTATCATCAACAGTTACAACGACATCATCATTGATGCCGTAAACCAGCTACGCACGATTGATGAGTTAGCGGCACCTGTTAAAGCTGCCAGACTGCGTGGCATCTTGGCTCAGCTCAAAGCATCACTAACAACATGGGCAGGTGATGCAACTGAAATCACCGCAGCAGACTTGCAAGGTTTAGCCCTGCTGCAATCTGAATTTGTCACCGATCAGCTACGACGCGCTTTGCCTGCTGGTGCTCGTGATGCAGTCCGCACCGTAGAAATTAGCCCGCAGTTTGCTCAGTCTGTCGTTACCACTGATCCAACGCAAATCAATGTGGTGACACTGAGCGATGATCTATTTGCCGCTGTGCAGGGCGCACCGCAAACCTACAGCTTGACCGCTGCCAAGGGTGCCACCATCACCTTGCCAAATGGACAGGTTGTACAGAAGGCATTTCGCGGCATCTCCGTTGATCAGGCTGAGCGTTTTGCACAGGTTGTACGGAACGGCTTGCTAACAGGCGAGCCAACACCTGCTATTGCTAAACGCCTGATCGGCAACCTACAGCTAGGCGAAACCGGCAGCGTTAAGCAAATCATGCAGAAAGGTGGGCAGCTAACGCAGGCAACAGATAATCAGGTCATGACGCTCGTTCGCACAAGCGTTAATCAAGTAGCCAATGCCGCCAGCCAACAGGTCTATGAGGCTAACCAAGACATCACTCAAAAGTATCGCTATGTGGCAACACTGGACGCCCGCACCAGCAGCATTTGTCGTGCATTGGATGGCAGAGAGTTTGAATACGGCAAAGGTCCTACACCGCCGCAGCATTTCAACTGCCGGTCAACAACCGTTCCAGTCATTGACTATGAGGAACTAGGCTTTACGCCACCGCCACCAGGCAAGCGTGCAAGCATGGATGGTCCGGTGCCTGCTGACATGTCTTACGGTCAGTGGTTAGCCAAGCAAGACGCTGCTACCAAAGCGGAAGTGCTAGGCAAGGAAAAGGTGCCGTACTTCAACAAGCTTGTTGAAAAGTATGGCGGCAAGGATGCCATCGCCAAACTTGTCCGTGATGATGGCAGCGAACTAACCTTGGAACAACTCAGGAGACGCTATGGAGCTGCCGAGTCTTAGGCACTTCAGGAACGAAGGGATCTTCTACATCAAAAGTGACGCCGTAGAAGCGTTGCATGGTGAAACTTGGATTCCTGCCGTTTACACCGACAAGGGCTGGGCAACGGCTGACGGCTCTACACTGCTCACAGGCGTTGAAGACTGGCGTTATGCCATTGAAGAGGGGCAGCAGCAAGAAGACGATGCAGGAAAACATCAAAAAGGAAATCAAGGCAGGCAAGCCGCCAAAACAAGCGGTAGCAATCGCGTACGCAAAAGCCGGAAAATCTCGCAAGCGGAAGGCTAAATAAATGGCAATCGGTATCGGCTCCCGCGTTAGCTGGGTTTATCAAGGCACACGCACCTTCGGCAGGGTGACTGGTGTAGCAAACAAGCGTGCCACCATTACCACGCAAAGCGGCGGGCAGGTTGTCAGGCTGGCGCAGCCTGGCGATCCTGTCCTTGAACTCAAATCAGAGTCCACTGGCAACAAGGTTTTGAAGCTCCGTTCAGAGCTACGTGAAGCGCCGTTGAAACGATAATTAAAATCTATTTGGTTCTCCTTTGAGTAAATGGCACGCACTTACAAACGCGATTCTAAGGGTCGTTTCTCCGGCGGCGGTGGCGGCAAAATGGGAAAATCGTCTAAAAATACAGCTGCTAGGGCAAAATACAAAGAGGCTGCTGGTAAAGCCAGGGCTGCAGAAAAGGCATTTGGTGGAAATTCACCTGCTGCTGGCACTAAGTTTGGCAAGCGTCAAGTTGCTGGCGCAAAATCTGGCTTGACTCGCGTCACTCAAAATCTGCGTGGTGGTGCAAAGGGCAACTTTGGCGCCGCAAAACCCGCTAAGGCAGGGAAGTCGGCAGTTAAAGCGCCAAAAGCTGCATCTGGCAAGCCTTCGATGGGCAATCAAGTTGCCGCTGGACGCGCTGCAAAAGCAGCGTTCAAGTCGAAATCTGCAAGCAAGCGCAAAGCAGCTGTAGCCCGTAAGGGTGGATCATTTACAAAAACGAGCACGTTCAAAGACAGCCTGAAAGGCAAGCAGGCTGCTGCTCGTGCTGCTAAAAAAGCTGCTCGCGGTTGATTAGGCTACAAATTCATCCCAAGTGTCTAGGTCTTCCATGACTGCTTGGGCAAATTCTGTAATCAACACAAGGTCGCCATCGTCATCAACGGCAATGGCGACCACCTTTGACAGGTGAAGATTACCAACAGCGCTATAAATTGATGTCGAGTTGCCATCCTCATCAATGTCAATGATGCGCTTTAAGGCGCTTCTAATGTCGCGTGAGCCGAGCCCGTCTGAGTTTGATGTAATGATTTCCATTTGATTTCTCGCTGGCTCAGGTATGATACGCCAGCAATTTAACCCTGCGGGTTATCCATGTCCGACGAAAACCAAACCGTAGAGTCTGCGGCTCCTACGGTTGATGCTGAAGCGTTGCAGCGCAGCGTAGAAGCTCTTGAGCGTAAAAATCAAGAACTGATCGCTGAGCTACGCACCGCCAAATCCAAAGCACCGAAGCTGCCGGATGGGGTAAACGTCGATGAGCTGCTCGAATTCAAGCGCAACTACGAACAGCAACAGCTCGAATCACAAGGAAAATACCAAGAGGCAAGGCAAGCTCTGGAGCAGCAGTTCCGCGAGGCGACGGCGGAGAAGGACAAGCGCATCTCAGAGCTTGAAGCCCGTGTCCGTGAACTTGAACTGCTAACGCCTGCGGTCAGCGCCTTGGCTGACATCGTGCATGATCCTGACTTGGTGATGAAAACCAAGCTGTCACCAGACAAGATCGAGCGCGAAGCTGACGGCACTGTTGTGGTGGTAGACGGCTACCAGCGCACACCCGTTAGCGAGTGGGCAAAGCAAACCCTGCCAGCTTGGATGCAGAAACAACCCAAGCCCCAAGGCAGCGGAGCACCTGTTGGTCGCAGCACTGGCGACATCCCAGCAGGTATCAAAAACCCGTTCGCACCTGAATCTTTCAACCTCACCGAGCAATCACGTCTGTTCCGCACGGATCGTGATTTGTACGAGAAATTGAAAGTAGCAGCAGGACGTTAGTATTTAACTGTTCGCTCGTGATGGCTGCGCCACGCTGAGCCGAGGGCTGCGCCCAAACCGTAAACCAATCTTGAGGATTTGTCATGGCGACTCTTCGCTCTGACATCATCATCCCCGAGGTATTTACGCCTTACGTCATTGAGCAAACCACTCAGCGTGATGCCTTCCTGGCTAGCGGTGTGGTGCAGCCTATGGCAGAGCTGAATGCTTCGGAAGGTGGTGATTTCATCAATGTTCCCTTCTGGAAAGCCAACCTTTCCGGCGATTTTGAAGTGCTGTCTGACAGCTCTTCCTTGACCCCTGGCAAAATCACTGCTGACAAGCAAGTCGGTGTGATCCTGCACCGTGGGCGTGCCTTTGAGGCTCGTGACCTTGCTGCCTTGGCTGCTGGCTCGGACCCAATGGCTGCTATCGGCGCCAAGATCGCTGACTACGTTGCCAACCAACGTCAAAAGGATCTGCTGTCCTGCCTTGGCGGTGTGTTTGGTGGCGTTGCTAGCTCCACTGGTTCTGCTGCGTTCAACGCGCTGACCATTGATGGTGCTTCCGGCGATACCCCAACCACTCTGAGCCCCCGTCACGTTGCTAAAGCTCGTGCGCTGCTGGGTGATCAAGGCGACAAGCTGGCCGCCGTGTGTATGCACAGCGCGATTTACTACGACTTGGTTGAGCGCAAGGCAATTGATTATGTGTCCACCGGCGAAGCCCGTGGCACAACCACCACCCAATCTGGTGGTTCTTTGGTTGCTGCCTACGGCGGTGACGTGACCGTTCCGACCTATATGGGTCTGCGCGTGATCGTCTCTGACGATGTGCAAACCACTGGTAGCGGTTCTTCCACCAAATACGCCACCTACTTCTTCACTCAAGGCGCTGTTGCCTCGGGTGAACAGATGGCGATGCAGACCGAGACCGATCGTGACATCCTCGCTAAGAGCGATGCCATGTCGATCGACCTGCACTATTGCTACCACCCCGTTGGTGCTAAATGGGCGGTGACTACCACCAACCCAACTCGCGCTCAACTGGAAACCGTGGGTAACTGGTCGAAAGTGTATGAGCTGAAAAATCTCGGCATCGTGCGCGCGACCAATGCCTCCAACCAAGACTGATAGGAGGATCTAACCATGGCATCCGTTTTTGAAGCCACTGCTGGTAAGTCGATTGGCTACACTTCCGGTCTCGGCGGTGCTGTCACTCAAGCCACCAGCAAGTCCACTGGCGTGACCCTTAATAAGGTCTGCGGTCAGATCACGATGCACGATGCATCGCTTGCAGCTGCAGCTGAAGTTGCCTTTACGGTAACCAATTCGTTTGTTGCTGCAACCGATTGCGTTGTTGCCAGCATTGCCTCTGGTGGCACCGCTGGTGCTTATAACCTGCAGGTAAGCGCCGTTGCTGCTGGGTCTTTTGACCTTGCACTTGGCAATATGTCTGCTGGTTCGCTGGGCGAAGCTGTCGTGATCAATTTTGCAGTCATCAAGGCTGCTGCTGATTGATTATGGGGTTGTTCGCTTTTAGGCGACGCCAGGAACGTGAGGCTGCTTCTCAGGAGGCAGCCTTTTTCCCTTTTGCGGAGCCCACTCCTAAACTTGAAGTAACCTCGGCACCTACCGATGGCAGTAACAATCGACGCAACGGTAGGGGGCGCAAACGCCAACAGCTACCTGACGCTGGCAGCAGCGGAGCTGATCATTGAAGGCTTTGTCCAAGATGACGATGTAGTCGCTTGGGCATCAGCAACGACCGACCAAAAGAACCGTGCGTTGTTTTCGGCAACGCAGCGCATTGATCGTGAACGCTTTTTAGGTGCTCGTGCTACTGATACGCAGGCATTGCAGTGGCCGCGTACTGGTGTGCGAAAACCTGACACCTACATCAACACCTACGCCGTAGGCTTCCCCTTTCGCATTACCACTGACTATTACACCGACACTGAGATCCCTGACAGGATCGAATTTGCTCAGTGCGTCCTTGCTGTTTACCTGAACAACAACAAGGATGGCATGGGACTAAGCGGCATTGAGGATTACAAATCTGTTGCTATCGGTAGCCTGCGGATTGAAAACGCAGGTGCTAGCGCCAGCTCCACTGGTGCTGATCGTGTTCCACCGATCTATGAACGGTATTTGACCGGGCTTAGAATTAGTGGACCAGGCAACTTTGCTATCCGCAGATCATGAGCGACTACGCAGGTGCTGAGTACATCAGCGACACCGCAGCCCATACCGGACGCTTCGGTGAAATCGTTGCCCTTGAAGACTCTGTGATTGCCAGCCTGACTGCTCAGGACTGGACTGGTAATGCACTGACTGCTATCCCGCTAAAGGCAACTGGTGAAATCGAGGGCGTGTTCACCAGCATCACCCTGACCAGCGGCACCGTCGTCGCTTATAGGATCTAGCCATGAGCTTCAAGGGACACCAAGGCAATGGCATTGATTACACCCTTGGCGGCGAGGTGATTACCGACTCGCTAGAGCATACTGGCAGGTTTCATCATATTGATTTCTTTGAAAATACAACAATTGACACGATTGTCAGTACTAACTTGACTGGTAACAGTTTGAATGGTGAAAGTCTTCCGGCTGGCTCTGAAATTCGTGGAGTTTTTACCAGTATCAAGCTGCAGAACGGCGCTTGTATCGCGTATAAAATCTGATGGCACTTGCCACTTCGCTACAAAAGGTTGCCAGCAAGCTGATGGGTAAGTTCGGTGGCGTAGCAACCATCCGTACTGTTACCGCTGGTACTTACAACCCAACAACCGGCACCGTCAGTGAAACGACTGCTGACACAGTGGTGCGTGGTGTGCTTGAAGATGTCAACCTACGCGAAGCAAATGATCTGATCCAAGCTACGGATAAACGTTTGCTGATCGCTGCTACAGATGTCAGCGCCGCACCAACCACAGCAGATGAAGTGCTAATTACTGGCACAACTTATCAAGTAATCCGTGTCGTTACGATTGAACAGGACAACACGCCGATCACTTACGAGCTGATCTTGAGGGCATAATGACACGCACGATCAGGGTTGCTGATATTGGTAACTATGCTGAGCAGCAGCTTGAAAAGCTATTGCGTGTAGCTGTTTTGGAGACCGATAGCAGACTGAAGCAAGCTAGCCCTGTTGATACTGGGCGTTTTCGTGCTAGCTGGCAGGTTGGAGAAAACAGTGCTGGCGGTGGCGAGAAACCAGAAGGCAGTTATAGCAGCATTCCGGCTATTGATCGCATTGGCTATCAGCAAGAAAAACTAGGTAATGTTTACAGCGTGCATAACAATTTGCCGTATGCCGAACGACTAGCCGCAAACCCACCGCATAGTAAACAAACATCGCCAGGCTGGGTACAAGGGATCGCTAAAGACATCCAAGACTTTGTGCGCGTCAATGCTGACCGCATTGGGAGGGAATCATGAGCAGCACCTACAACGATGTTCGCGCTGCCATTGAAGGACGCATCGCAACTGAAATGGCGATAGCACCTGCCTACCCAGTCAGTTATCAAAACGTACCGTTCACGCCGCCAAACAACAGCCCATGGTTACAGGTCTTTATCCGCTTTGGCGATAACAACTACGCTACGCTGCTTGGTCCTGGCACTGGCTTCAACCGTCAGACTGGCACCCTCGTAGTTAATGTCTTTACACCGCAGGGTCAAGGTACAGCGTCAAACTTCACCATTGCAGAGCGGATTAAAGACAAATTTGACCGCGCTAAATTCAGCAGCATAATCTTTGATGCAGCATCAGGACCGGCCCAAGTAACGCCCGCAGCTCCTGAGCCTTACTTTCAAACTCAGTTGACTGCTACGTTTGAAGCCTATTTAGACTAGGGCTAGCCACTACCGTTCACAACATGGCTGTCACTGTTTTGTCCGGTACGTCCGGCGCCCTTTACTACAAGCCCGCTGGCACCACCGGTACTTTCGGTGAAGCTGGTGTGAATACTTCTACTGAGACCATTACGGTTGAGCCTTACCTAAATTTCAAGGTTGGCGATCCTGTCAAGTTTCAAGTAGTAAACAGCCAAACCGGCGGTGCTGGTACTGGCACTCTGCCTGCAGGTCTTGCTGCTGGCACCACGTATTACGTGATTGCTTACACCGCCAGTTCTGGCGCCCTACAAGTCTCGGCAACTGCTGGTGGTGCGGCTGTCAACATCACCGACGATGGCACCGCTGCTGCACCAAACGAGTTTGAGGTTTACTACGCCGATTATGCCGCTGTTGGTCAGGTCCAGTCTTGGAGCTTTGAAATCAGCCGCGCTGAAATCGACGTAACCACTATCGGTCAAACTGCTGGGCAGTACGCACCTTTCCGTGCTTACATTCCTGGTTTCGCTGATGGCAACGGCACCGCCACCATCTACGTCACCAACGAAGACAGCGCCCTGTCTAACCGTATGGTGGAAGACGTGCTGCAGCGTCAGCAAGTTGGTTGCGCCTTCAAGCTGTACACCGACAAGCAAAGCTCTGAAGCTCTCAGCCGCTCCATCGCCATGGACGCCGTGCTGCTGACCGCCAGCCTGAACATTAACCCCGACGATGCTCAGCAAGTGGAAATCACATTCCGCCCCGCTGGTGTACCGACCTTTGATTTCAGCACTTCTGCCTGATAGGCTACTGCCGAATGTTCATTTAAGCCTCCGGGTTGCACTGGGGGCTTTTTTATGTTTAAAGTACCGGCAAACAGTCAACTTTTATGCCTGCCCCTACATCGTCAGCTCTTGCTCGCCTGAAAAAGGCTGCAAACCTGACGCCGATCAAGCGTGTGGTGACCCTGGCGAATGGCGATCTGTTTGAGTTTTACGCAACGCCGTTAACGATGGCTGAGCGCGAGCGTGCGCAGAAGATGCCTGGCGGTGATGACCCAAATGGTTTTGCGCTCAACCTGCTGGTAACAAAAGCTGTTGACGATGCAGGACAGCGCCTGTTCCAAGCTGGTGAAATTGCTGAGCTGAAGAACGAAGTGATGGACGCCGATTTGCAGGCGCTCATGCTGGCGATCATTACTAACCCTGAGGAAGACAAAGAACTGGACATGAAAAGCCGTAAAGGCTGATCTCAAAAAAGACAACCTGCTGTTGCTGCAGCTTGGGGTTGCCAAGGAGCTTGGATATACGTTGGCTCGACTGAATCGTGAAGTGACGTTAGAGGAGCTGCTGATTTGGTCTAGCTATTTTGAACTGCAAAACGAAGAGCAAGAACGTCAGATGAAGCGGCGTCGGTAGACTGCTAGTAGCAAAAGGGTTGTGCTGTGTCTGTCGTCGCCAACGTTGCCATCAATGTTGATAGCCGTGGCGCAACTCAGAAGCTGCGTGAATTGCAAGCGCAGTCACAACAAACAGAACGTGCATTTACAGGACTCGGGGCAACTGTAGGCAAACTAGCATCAACATTTGCCGTCATAGAAGCAGCAAAGTTTGTTTTTGCAAAAACAGCAGAGATTGAAACACAGACCAGAAGCCTAGAAGTCCTAACAGGAAGCGCGGCAAAAGCAGGGCAAATCATCAAAGAGCTTCAAGATCTGGGAGCAGTAACCCCGTTTACAAGTACCGAACTAATTGATTCTGCAAAACGATTGCAGGCTTTTGGCGTCGAAGCTGACAAGGTTGTCAAAACAACAAAACGTTTAGCAGATGTCAGTGGAGCAACCGGAGCTGAACTGCAAGGTCTCGTTACCGCATACGGACAGGTTCAAGCAAAGGGAAGATTACAGGGCGAAGAACTACTGCAGTTTCAAGAACGTGGCGTTGCGCTGCAAGAAGAACTGCGCAAGATGTATGGCTTGTCTGGAGATGAATTCCAGAAGGCATTAAGCAAAGGAAGAATTAGCGCAGAAGCGGTTGAAGTTGCAATTACTCGCTTAACCAGTGCTGGCGGTAAATACGCGAATGGTGCCATAGCTCAAAGTGATACTCTTTCTGGAAAATTTAGTACACTGCAAGATGGCGTTGAGTCACTAGCACGTGTAATTGGACAGAAATTAGCGCCTGTATTAAAGACGGTACTCAATACTGCTATCGGCGCTGTAAATGCAATCGGCAATGTTATTTCTGGTGGTTTTGCAAAAGAAGCAATCAATTTAAGGTCTGCGTTGATATTGCCCGGTGGCACAGTTGGCGATCTTCAAAAGATTCTTGATTTAACAAAGGCTATTTCCACGCAGGGACTTGGTGAACAAGGCTTAAAACAAATTGCGAATGAAATAAAAACAAATCAAACGACTGTTTCAAATGTCCTTGCAAACATCAATAAACAACGTCCATTTGGTGTATCGGCACAAGAGCAATCATTGGCGGAGGCTATTCAAGCCGCATCGCAGAAAAAGATCGCAGAATTGCAAAAAGCATTAGACACACTTAAAGCTGGACAAAAGCAAACGCAGCCGCCGCCAAGTATTCCTGATTTATTGCCAGAAACAGGCAAAGAAAAACAGGGGCGTCAATTATCTGTAAGTGATCTTTTAGGTGGCGATATTCAGCGTCAACTTCAACAACGTCAATCAAAACTTGAAGTTGCAACTGCTCGTGAAATGAACGTAGCAGCAGGACGCTCAAACGCTGAACAAGCCAAGCGGATGGTGGAATCGGCATCCAAACTACTTGATATCAAATATCAGATAGATGCAATCGACCAAACAATTACAGCGCGCGATCAGGTTAGGGCACAAATTATTGCCAGCTCCAAAGATAAAACATACGCAGCGTTAGCTTTTGATGAACAGACAAATGATTTGAAAACAACCCGCGCAAATCTTGAACGTAATATTGACAGGGTAATGCTTGAGCAGCTCGGCAAGGCCGAGTCTCAATATCGCCAAGAGCAGCAAGCAATTCAAGATGTACTTACTGGTCTTGATTCAGAAATTATTAAACTTGGCGCTGTTTCTGATGCTGAAAAGCAAGCGCTTCAATTTATTGAAATCGAAAACAAGTTAAAGCAGCAAGGTATTGCGTTGACTGATGCTGATGCTGAAGCCATTCGTCGTAAAATTGCTGAAATTCAAAAACTTACCAAAGAACAGCAAGCAGCCAATGATAAGGCTAAATTCATGGAGCAACAATTTGCAGCAATAGGTTCTGCGCTTGGCGATCAGTTAATGGGAGTATTTGATAACTTGATCAACAAAACAAGGGATTGGAATGATGTTCTTCGTGATTCTTTGATGAGTATAGGCAAAGTGTTAATGATGGCTGGTCTTAATATGCTGGCGGGAACGGACGGTAAAGGGGTATTGTCCTTCTTAGGTTTTGGAACTGGTTTTGGTAAGCGTGCTGCCGGCGGACCTGTTACTGGGCGCACGCCATATGTTGTTGGCGAACGCGGTCCAGAGTTATTTGTACCAGGGACCGGCGGCAGCGTCGTACCCACCAGCGATCTTCGCGCCGCGATGGGTTCCGCACCAGGGAGCGCCGGCGGTCCTGTACTTAACATGAGCTTTGAGACCACCAACATTGGCGGGGTGGAATACGTCAGCCGCGAGCAACTGGAGGCTGCAATGGCAGCAACACGCAAAGCTGCCGCCAACGACGGTGCTCGCCAAGGCACAGCAGCCACCTTGTCTAAACTTCAACAAAGCCCATCCACTAGGGCGAAACTGGGTCTGCGCTGATGGCTCAAACATTCCCCGCACTGCGACCCAGTGCCCGTAGCTTCAAACCGGGCG